CGAAAGGGTGTAATCATGACAAGATTTGGTAGAGCGTACGACGATTGGCTGGAGGCTTCGTATCAGGAGCAGGCCGACAAAGATGCGGCGATCGACGAGATTGCAAGCGAACTGATGCAGGACGAGTACAACCCCCAGGACGTCGATGTGTTCCTGGCGGCGATTGACGATGCTTGCCTGTATTCCATCCGAGAAAAACTCAAAACGATTTTGTCTGAGGGTCAAGGTTATTTGGCGCTGGGCGAAGCGATTTGGGATGCTGTGCACGACCACGAGTTGCGTGCGGCTAACGCTTTGGCGGCAGAGCGATACAACGCTGGCCTGCGAAGTGACTTTGACGAACCGTATTAAACATTCAAAAGGACTTTCACACATGAAAAATTTCAACGACTTGCGGCTTATTAACGTCAATGAGCATGCAGAAAAAAAGGACGGGTTAACGTACCTGTCGTGGGCGTGGGCATGGGATGTGTTCAAACAGCATTGCCCGGAAGCGCAATACGAAGTGATCAAATCAGTGGCTGGTTTGCCTTATTTCGAAAGTGCAGCAGGTGCGATGGTTTACACCAAAGTGACTGCAATGGGGCAGACGCACGAAATGTGGTTGCCTGTTATGGACGGCAAAAACAAGGCTATGAAATCGGCCCCGTATACGTACACGGTGCGTGATTACAAAACGAAACAGATGGTGGAAAAAACTGTCGAAGCGTACACGATGTTTGACGTTAACAAAACGCTCATGCGTTGTTTGGTGAAAAATCTTGCGATGTTTGGCCTGGGGCTGTATATCTACGCTGGCGAAGATTTGCCAACCGAGGGCGAACCCGAGCCGATTGATTTGGTTCCGTTGCTGGCAAAAATTGATCAGGCGTTAACGCTGGACGAGTTGCGTATGGTCTATGTGGCCGCCGTGAAAGAGGTGCGCGGCGATCAGCCTTCGATGAGGGTTTTAGAGTCTGCAAAGGATGAGCGTAAAAAAGCAATTCAGGACTCTGCAAAAACGGAAGGGGCGCAAGATGGCGAGACAAATTAAGGGCTGGAGGTGGTTCACCTCGTCGTTGTCTGTGGGCGTCGTGATGGTAGAGGATGAGTACGACGGCCTGCTGTATTACATTGGCCCATCAAACAACAACGATGAAGTCAAGGACGTGGAATGGATTGCGTCGTGGGGCGCAAAATTTCCGAAATCGGCTGGCGATGTTCTTTTTGGGGTTCAAAAATGAATCAGCCATTCATTCATGTAGAACAGGGCACACCGGAGTGGAAAGCGGCTCGAATGGGTCATGTGACTGCTAGCGGCATCGCTAACGTGATGGCAAAAGGCAAGGACAAATCCGAGGCTGTGACTCGTTACAAATACAAGGTCCAGATAGTGGCCGAGCGTATGACTGGCGTAGCGGCTGAGTCGTATGCGAGTGCGGCTATGGAATGGGGTGTCGAGCAAGAGCAATATGCGGTAATTGCATACGAGGCTGTGCTCGCTACTTTGGTGGACAAGACTGGGTTTTGGCTACACCCCGAAATTAAATGGCTGGGCGTGTCACCTGACCGCTTGGTCGACACCGATGGGCTGGTCGAGGTGAAGTGTCCGAACACGACTACGCACCTCGGGTATCTGTTCGAGAATCGAATCCCGCCTGAGTATTACAAGCAGATTCAATGTCAACTGTGGGTGACGGGTCGTCAGTGGTGCGACTTCGTTTCCTACGATCCCCGACTGCCCAAGCGTAATCAGTTGCTGATTGTGCGGACAGGCCGCGATGAAAAACTCATTGCGGAAATGCGTACCGAGGTCGAAAAATTCCTGGCCGAAGTCGAATCGTTAATCATCAAGTTGGAGTCGTAATCATGGAAGAAAACCCGATAACTGAAAGCATTAAGCATTTGCAACATTGTGGCTGGACGAAGGACGAAGCAAGGAATTTGCTCAAGGCTTTGTATAGCGATGATGCGGAGCAACTATGGGAGTTCGCCCCAGAGTGGATCGAAATGGTCGGTGAAGCAAAAATGCAAATTGCAATGTATGAGGTCGTTGCAAAGGGGCTGGCGAATGTAACTAAGCGCGATGGCGAATGGTTCTATGCGCTGTCAAAAACTGGTGTCGAAGTTGGTAAGCAATTAGAGGAAGGGCAAGAAAATGGCGGTCAATAAATTTATCGGTATCGGAAACCTGGGACGCGACGTAGAGTTGCGGTTCATGCCTGACGGCAAGGCTGTGGCGAATTTCAGTATCGCTATTTCTGAAAAATACAAAGACAAATCGACTGGTGAGCAAAAAGAGGTCACCGAGTGGGTCAACGTGGCTTTGTTTGGGCGGCTGGCTGAGATCGCTGGCGAGTACCTGGGCAAAGGATCAAAGGTCTACATTGAG